GGCAAGTTAACATTGTTACGATTAGCATTTCTCCTATTGGAAATTTTGCTTCTCTTATTCATATTTCGGTTATTCTTTTGCATTTCTGCGATATTCACCTTTATATTTTCGAAGGGTGTTTCATAAAACACCATAAGTAGGAAACAACCTCCAGGTCGCATCTTTTTACCAAAAATCTTGACTTTGCTCCAAAGTCTATGGACTAATTTACCAGTTTGTCTGGCATAATATGAATTCGTGAGCCTATATTTGAAGTCCTCCAGGTAATTATCCTGTACCCCATAATCTGGAACAAACTCGGCATTAATTTGGTCTGGATCCTCCTCAATGAGCAGACATTTTTCATTATCATCACCTATGAAGACACCTGGAAAACCTGCATCCTCCCCAAACCCATCTTGGAATTCTTCTGTATCGTAACTCGAATCATCATCAAAAGAAATGTCATTAATTTCATCCTTGACAATGATGTCTTTCATTTTATCCATCTGTATTCTCATACAATTTTTGTACCACTCATTGGTCTCTGGATTTTTCGCCAATTTCAATGGGACAAACCAAGTATCAGGATCTTCATCCCAAACATCAAACTTCTCATTATATGGAAAAGTTTTAACGGTATATTTAATCTCATCCATATCAGTAACATCGCATTCTTCAGTGTAATCATCGTAAAACTTTCGGTACTTCTCAGGCATGTAAGATTCTAAAATCGGACAATTAATCGAATCATAATCCATTTTCGCATCAAAATATCTTTCTATTTCCATTTGATGTTGTGTTGTTATACCATATAACTTTTCGACCAAGTTTCGGGTCGCAGAGCCAACTTCTTTATGGAATTTATCCTTATTCTTCTCATAATACGTTTGATTCATAGTGAACAATTCTTGCATGTAGCGTGATCCCATTGCCTCAATATTGGGAGCACCGAAAGACTCAGACACCCTTGTCATCCACCTAGCAACTGAATAAATGATTGGACAACCTGGGTAACTGTAAAGCATGCTCAAAGCTTTACATCTAAAAAGCCCTTTCAAAACTTTATCTCCAGCCGATACGTATTTCCTATTAGTCCAAAAAACACCAGCCAATAATGTTAACGGATTTCTAACAACTATCTCTTCGTCAACATCATACACCATCCCACAAAAACTAGCTTCATTTAATTTATCATGTAAGGTCAATTTAATATTAAAACCCAACTCAGCAAAGTCCTCAACCGTAGGAACATAACTGTCAATTGCTGTGAGGCCGTCATCACCTTCATCAACCTGATCAACTTCTCTCCAATTGACGCCATTTTCATTCAAAATGAAAAGCATCATTATCATATTAGACCAACCATTAGCAACACTCGTAGTCATCTCACCACTCATTCTTCTAGCCTCAAGATAAAGAGTCAATTCCTTAAAATCAACAACATTGGAAC